TACCATCTATAAGTTTATTAGTAGTAATTGAATTAACTGCACCATTTAAACGCTTGTACCCTTTTATGTAAAGTTCTATTATCTGCATTAACGTATATTGTTTATCGTGTCAAAAGCAAAGTCTATTTCTATTGTGTAGTTTATTAGTTTGTCGTTTAAGTGTGTTTTGTAATTTAAACTAGAACTAGAAATATTTATTGGAAGTGTTTTATTTTCTATCTCTATCCAACAATCTTCGCTAAGTTGCATCTCTTTAAATACTTCATTATACTCCTCTGGATAAAAGCCTGTGTTTAGAGTTAGTTTCTCTGTACCATTTTTAGTAAGTATTTTCTGCTGATGCCTACTTCTATCATAAGCACCATTAACTATAATGTTTCTTTTAAAATCTTCTTTCTTAGTGGCTAAGACTGTATTAGTCCTCTTAAAAAACCAAATATCTTGTAATGCACCGAACTTATTTACAAACGTTACTTTATAAGGTTGGTGTTTACATTCCTTAATGTTATCAACTGTAAGCTTAATAACGCCACTTTCTGTATCTACGTAAATAGTATCAAAGTCAAAAAGTGTAAAGTCATCTACAAACTCCTGTAAACAAGCGCTATCTTCAAACGTGCCGCCGTCTTGTAAAACCCTATCTTCAAATTCATCTGCACCATTTACGCCGTTTGTAACGTACTCTATTTGCTCATCACTTTCTGCGCTGCTGGTTATTGCTTTTGTGTAAACTTGCTGGCCGTTTAATTCATATGTAACTTGTGAGGTTACTGCTGTATTTACTGGGATAACAGCTGGGGCATCATCAAGCTTTACTATTTTAATGTTTGTTTGCAGCAATCCGCTGTCGTTTTGTGGGTTTGCATCATCTTCATAAAAACCATACCCATCAAAGCCTAATAATTGTGTATAAGAAGTATAACCCTGTTCAACCCCTTGTATATAGCTATTTGTTCTGTAATCTACCCAAACGTTTGCACTTGAATAATCGCCATCAAAAGTTTGTAGTATATAATCTCTTACTATTTCGCCTATCTCAAAAGTAACGTTTTCATTTACTGCAAAAGACTGCAATATAAATATATTAGTTCTATCAGTTGTTTGCGTTCCTGTATATACATATAATTGCATATCTACCTGTGTTAAGTTAGTTGCATATATGTTTATATAGTATGGGCTTCTTGCGTTTATTTTAGCCATTTATAATTCTTTTAAATTTATTTGTATTTGTTTTTCTATGCCTACGGAGTACGCTTTTAACAAGTCATCTGGTAGGCGTTTAAAGGCCGCTTCAAATGGCTTTGTAAAAAACATACTTGGCCTTATGCCTCTGTAATAAATATTACGTGCTATAACATATCCAACTGCATCGTAACCACCTTTTGCAAAACGCCCCTTTTTATCCCTGAACCTTATTCCTTTGCGTTGGGCATACTTCGCCATACTTTTGGCAAACTGTTTAAACGTGCCTTTTTTACTGCCAGTACCAAAACGGTAAGGGCTGTTCGGGGCTTGCTGGCCTCGTATTTTACTGTTCGGCGATACTTTGCTGGGGTCTTTACCTTTTACACCTTGATCCTGGAACTTACCGTAATCAGCCATTTTAAAGACCATAGACGTCGTTTTACCGTTTACTTCTATATTACCCTTTAAACTATTATAAAGTTCCTTAGAATAGTTCTTTTTGCCTTTACTTAAGTTGCTGCGGCTTTGTTGTATAACGTATTTAGCAAACTTGTTTAATTCGTCACGTAAGTATTTATCACCTAACATATATCAATATCGTTTCTTACAAACACATCAAAGGTTGCAGCCCAGCCAGCGAGTCGGTTTTCAAACCTTTCGTAAAACGGCTCAAGGGTTGCATCGCCATCTAATTGGTATTGGTCATTATATAGCACACCCCTACGCAGTACCATAATTAATTTATTTAATACTGCCAGCTGGGTGTTTAAAACATCTTGCTCGTTGTCGTTACCTACAAAAATATCAGTAGTGGCGTTTTTACTTTCATCAACTATATCCATAGCCATTACAGTAATGTTAAACGTAAGGGTTTGTTCTTGCGTTGTAACGTTGTTTATTATTATATGACTTAACGGGAATATACTTTGCTTTGCCAAGTCAATATCGTAAAGGTCGCCTGTTGTTACAGTGTTTACATTTACATCGCTTAACAGCTGGTCTTTTATTGCTTTGGTTAGTAAGTAAAACCCTCTTATTCCTGTGTGGCTCATTTGTTAAATTTACTTTTTATTTGTCTTGCTTCTAATTCGTTTTTTTCCTTTGTATATGTTAAGTACAAAAGGCATTCATTTACATTTAATTTAGTGATATGTTCAAACCTTGTAATATCTCCGCCAGCGATCGCATAGATGCTGTTGTACCAGCCCCACTTTCTTGTGAATACAGATACTCCGCTAAGGTCTCCTGATTCTTGCTGTCCAAAGAGGTCAGGATAACTGTCGATAACTCCTTGCCTAAATTGTAAAAAAAAACAACCGCACCAAGTACCGCATCCAATGGGAATTGTTTAGCCAGCTCGCTGCTGTTTGGGTCGTATTCTTTTATGGTGTACCTATCGCCTGTTCTGTGTTCTATTGGCCTGTATAGTACATTAACAGCCCTATGTAAATTAAGGTTATCACCAATAAAGGTGTCAAGGTCTACGTACTCGCCAAAAGTTATATCTTCAAGGTTTGGTATAAAGCCATATTGTACACCCTTGCAAGTAAACCTATTTAAAAGCTGGTGTTTAGTATCAAAAAGGTTGTTTATGATATCACATATTTCTGCTATGTCTGTGGCTCGCATATTGCGAACAACAATAGGCGGCACGTTGCAAAATATTTCAATCATCTTTAATTGCGCCTGTGCGTCCTCCATATCGCCCAGTTGTACAAACCTTTGGTATTGCCCTAAAGTTATTTCGTTTAAGCTGCTGGGTATTTTTAAATTTACTTCCATATAATTGTAGTTAATAATATATAAACGTTTTTAAATATTTTTAGGCATAAAAAAACCCCCACTATTTGTGGAGGTGTTTGTGTTTGTTTTGTTTATTAAAAAACCCTTTTTTTGTTTAAGTTATACCCTAACTCTTTGGCTGCATAGTTTATATGCTTTTGTGTTGTTACAGACCACCACCCTAACTGAATGACTTCTTTTTTGATATGGTCTAATAGTGCCACCTTTGTATCGTAGCTGTATATATAGCCGTTACCTTTCCAGCTTTGTATTTTTAAGTTTTGTTTGTATTTAGCGAATGTTCCCATAATTGTTTTTGTTTTATTATTTGTTTAGTTTAGCTATATAGTTATTTATAAATTCTTTTCCTGCTTCATCTACATTATAAACTGTAATATCTGTATCACCTAAAGTGTGTCCACCTGTTGTTGCTCTTGACCAAGCCATTGCAAATTCTGTAGCTTGTTTGTTGTTTTGAAATTTTAATGTTGCTTTCATAATTGTTATTGTTTTACATTACAAATATATAACGCATTTACATAACCACCAAACTTTTTTACAACTTTTTTACAATTTTTTTTATTTTTTTTTAGTTTACAGGTTAGTGGACTGCATATTTTCCAAAGTTAGGACGGCTTAATATTGAATAAGTTGCGTAACGTACCGCATCAATTATGTGATTATTCTTGTCTACTGGCTTGTTTGTTAGTTTGCCACTTCTGTCCTCTGCCCATTTGTAGTTTCTAAATTCTTGGATAGCGTTGTTACTGTCTGCGGTTATATGTATTTTAAAGCGTTTAAGCAAGTCAATACCAGCATTAATACTATCACGCCCTTTTAAGCTGGGTTGTATATTATGCCCCATCCTGCGCAGTTCGTCTATTAAACGTGGCTCAGCTGCATCAAAATAAATTGGGTTGCGCCCTATTGGTAAGCTTTTAAAATGGTCGCTGATATCACGTGTGGTCATCATAGTCCTATATAGGTGTTCTTTTATATATAGGTTGTAATCCTTTTTATATACGCTTACAAGTGTACTCGGGTCGTTGGTGTACCCAGCATCTGCGCCGTAGCTTATAAGTTCAGCATCGTGTGGTATATGCGGTACTTCTATATAATTAAATATCGTGGCTTTGCTTACCCCCCTAACTCCAAGGCCGTATATTTGCCAGTATTGTTCATCGGTTTCTTTAAGCCGTTCTATTTCTGTTATTATACTGGTATCTAAAAACTTGTTGTCTAAGTAAGTGGTTTTATAAAATTCAACATCTTCCCTGTTTAGTACCTTGTCGTATATCCAATGATATTCATCACTTGGGTTGTAGTCTAATATTATTTTTTCAGTAGTACGGAATATAAGCTGCTGCCAATCTTCGTAGTCAAGTTCATTGGCCTCATTAATAAATAACAGGTCACGTTTACGCCCCCTTATTTTTTGCGGCTGGTCTACGCTTATAAATTCTATAAGGTTGCCACCTAAAGTGTATTCGCTATTGCTTTTGTTGTGGTGCGCTTCATCGTATATATTATGCTGTTTTAATATATCAATAAAATCACGCATTACAGAGCTGCGTACAGCTGGGAACGTTTTACGGCAAATAGTTACCGTTTTATCTACGTTTGTTTGGCAGTAGTGGAATATTAAGTAAAGGAGGATATTGTAGGTCTTACCGCTACGTGTACCCCCCTGTTCTACTACTATCTTTTTTTGGCTGTCAAGTAAGTGCTCAAATACTACATTAACATCAACTGTCACCTATGTATTTTAATATTTATTTCCTTGTCTGTGGTGTCGTGCTTTACTTCACGCTTTGTACCGTTTAACCTATGCGCTTCCTCGTCATCTGCAATTAGCTTCATAAGGCCTATTTGTAAAGTAGGGTTATCGCTTTCGTACCATTTGGCTCGCATATCTACTTTCATATTAATACGGTTTTTGGCCAGTTCGCTTTTTATAGCGTTGCATTCTTGCAATTTGTGGTCATAAAACGCCCTTTTGCTGAACCCAGTATAGCCAAATATATCGCCTATAAAAACGAGGTTATGTTTTTTTATTACTGCCAAACAGTCTTTCCTTAAATCTTCTGTATTGTATGCCATAGTATTATCTATATTTATATATAAACAATTTAGTAAATTTTTATTCGCTTATAATGGCCTCTACTTTTTCTACTTGTTCTGGTGTAAGGTTTTGTATCTTATTTAGTATGTTTAGTTTAGTGTCGTTTAATAATGACTCGTATATAAGTTCTAAGTCCCTATTATAAAAGCTATGCGTTTGATACGTGTTTATACTATGTATGATGCTGGGGTGTGTTGTATTGTAACCGTTCTTTTTATAGTCGTTTACTATTGCCATCAGCTTCATATTTAGTGCTTTGGTTAAGTAGGTGTTTACCATACTACGCATTTCTATTACATCACGTCGGCGTGTTTGTTCAAATATATTAACCCCTGTAATGTTTTTTACTGTATCTGCTATTGTTTTAAGTTTCATAGTTTATATAATTGCGTTATCTAATTGTTCTATTAAGTGCCTTAACTCGCTGCGCTCAAACTTTCCTGTTACCTCTGCGTTATAGGTTTTAAAAGTTAAGTGATACATATCTTTGTCTGTATCGTGTTTGTTTTCTTTTTTTCCAAGATAATCAATTTTTAATTCAAATTTCATAGTGTTTAGTTTAGTTTTAAAAATTCTGCGTTTGCGTGTTCTGTGAACCATTCTTTGTTTTCGTTATATTTATCAACAACTGCGTCAATCATTACAAGTTCGTCAATACTGGCTGTTTTAAGCTTGTTTACAAGCGTATCTATTTTTCTTAATACGTTTGTACACATTTCGGGGTTATTGGCGTAAATAAGATTAAAATCTGTTTTTACTATTCCCTCAAGTATTTTAGTTGTTCTGTTTACTTGTTGTTTAAGGTTTTGTTTGTATTGGTATGTTCCTACCAGTTCATCGTTTGCCTCTAATAGCAACTGGCTTAATAACACTACCTTTAAATAATTTAAGTGTTTGTTATTTATTTGTTCTGGTTTCATTAAAATAATGTTGTTTGTTTACTGGTTAATATTTTGTAACTGTTTTTATTTAATAGTATTTCGTTTGGCCGTTTAGTGTTTAGCTTTATACATTCGCCCCACTTGTTTATCAAGTATTTTATTGTTTGCTGTTCTAACTGTTCTGTTCTGTAGCTTACAGCCCCACCCTTGTTAGAATAATGCTTAAAGCTCATTAAATATTTGCCGTACCGTATGCAGCCACCTTTTTCTTTCATAAACTGCAAACAGAAATCATAATCTTCCTTTAGCCGCATATTTGTATCAAACCTCAACCCTGTTGGTTTTATTATTAAAAAATCGCCTACTATAAACTTATTTAATTCTGTAGGTTTAAGGGCAAAAAAGGGATTATTCGTTGGTGGGAACCCAGCCAAATAATATTCGCTATTTATAAACTGCGGCATAATATCGTTAAGCACTTCAATAACTGTTACGTATTGCTTTGTACGTTTGCCAGTAAAATCGTTTATCATTATATTTTCAAGGTCGTCAGATAGTTCTATGCAAATCTTACCTTGTTTAAAACAGTAGTCAAGCGCAGCGTTACGGCTATCCATTAAACTGCCAGCGGCTATAACATTAAGCGCACCGTTTTTCTTATAGTTTTCAACATCGGTTTGGTCTTTTACAAAAAACGTTATTTTGTTAGTACCTACAACATCAAAAAACTTTTGAATGTTTTCGTGCCTATTATGGCTTATGCAAGTTATAATATATTCCATTTTAAAATAAATTAATTTGTTTTGTTGCTTTTGGTGTTTTATACCTTAACCCTACGCCTTTATTTTTTACAGCGCAATAGTCTGGGAATGTATCTGCAAGCCATTGGTCGCTCAGTTTTTGTTTTGCCTCACGTTGCTGGTTTGTCATTACTTGCTGTATCCCGCCGCTTGTTTTTTTGTTTGGCAGCATATCAAGGCCAATGTAATTCAATCTAACTAAAGCGCCGTATTTTTTAAAAACTCTTATTGCCATTTCGCCATCTTCAGTAAGTTCGTAAGGATTTGTCATCATAATACTTTTGTCGTTTATAAATACATAAAAGCAAGCTGGTATCAGGCAGTTTTTAAAATGCACTTTGTTATTCATAAAGAAAGGGTTTGACACCATATTAACACCGCCCAGCTTTGTTCCTTGTTCTTGCATATTTTTTAATATAACATCAACAAGGGTTTTAACGTCATTATACTTTGCAAGGTTTTTACTATCAACATACTTTAAAAAACCACTAACATCATCATCCATACCTACAACAATATCGCCATCGTTAAAATAGTTACGTATAAAGTTTCTTGTAGCTTGTATGCCTTTGCAGTTATGTTCAACTACGTTTATTCCTTTTAATTGTTGTTTATAGGAGTTGTAACAGTCTTTATTTGTAAAAACATATATTTTATTTAACGGTATATTATTTTCCTTTAAAAGAGCTAAAACGTTTTCCTGTAATATATCTAATCTATAAATACTGGGTATTGCAAAAACGTAATCCATAATTAAAACAATTTAGTTTGGTTAGTTACTTTTTCAATACATAAACGGTCAGCTGTTTGTTGGTTTATTAAAAACCCTTTTTCTGTGCCGCCTTTTGCTGTTTTAAAGCCGCTGAATAATTTAGGGTTTTGTTCTTTGTAATATTCCCTCAGCTGTTTGGTGCTAAATATATAAAAAATACTTTTGTCGCCAATTACATAAAGCCAGCTTTGTTCTTTAAATATACCGCTGGGGTGTACCGCATAACCATAATCACGTTCAACACTTATAAAAAGGTTGCCAGTATTCTTAAACATTTGGTCGTTCTTTATTTCTACGCCCTGTCTGTTTTCACCTTTAAGGTACTGTTCTTCTTTTGTAGTGTAGTGGCTGAGGTTAATGTTTTTTTCTGTTGTGAACCAGTCGTAAACGAATGACTCAAACTTGAGGCCGTTGCTTTGTTTAATTGTTGTTTCCATTTTATTTAAAGGTTTTTAATTTTTCAATATAAATAATTGCGTCTAATAGTTCTTCTTGTAAGTGGTTTAACCAGTCTGCTTTTTTAAGGTCTTGGCGTTCCATAGTTACGCCGTATTTACTTTTTCCTATGGCTGCACGTTGGTTAATTTTATCTATTACTTGTTGTTCTATTTTGCTCATAATGTTAAGTATCCTGTTTTATCCATTTTTGTTTTATGTAGTTCTTCGCTGGGGCTTTTACACTTAATCATATTTTCCCTGTAATACATTACAAAACTAATGCGCAGCCAATCATCACTGCAATTTGTAAACTCTGTATTGGCGTGCCATTTGTGTACATCTGCAAATAAAAGGTCTGTATTATGTAGATCTACTGCTATGGCATATTCTGGCATAACAAAAAAGCCGCCGTCGTAATGCCCCTCACGGTATACAATAAGGTTACCAAACCCCTCACTAAAATCGCCAGCATCTTGATGACAAGCCGTACGGAAGTTCTTGTTTACCGTTACAGTTGTAAAACTTGTATCGCCTATAACGTAGTTCCTGTTCGTGCCGTCTGCAATAGCTTTCTGTTTTGCGTAATGTTCTGGGCAAAGTTCAGCATATTTTTTGTCAATAAATTCTACAAAGGGAATGCCAGCTGTAAACTTGTCAAAGTAGTTACGTGCAAAGGCAGTTTTACGGCAATACTTAACCATCGCACCGCTATCCATAAAACCAACGTTGCCAGACTCTACCTTGTTTCCTACCGTTATATTACTAACTGAACCGTCCTTGCGTATGCGCTTGTGACTGCTGCCACTTGCTGCGCCCCTACTTTCTGTTAATTCTATTGAACCCTTAAAGGCATCAACGCCGCTTTTTAATATATCGTAAGGGATAGCGTTTTTACGGAATCTAAACAATAGGTTACCGTAATTGTCGTAAGCATCGCAGTCCTCTGTTACAAGCTGGTTATAATGTTTGTCAGTAAGGAACTTGGTTTTAAGTTTGGCAGCTTGCTTTTTTGTTAAAACCCTTTTTGCTGTTATTGTTTTAATCATAGTTGCGTTTTAATAGCATTAATAAAAAATCACTTAAGTTACCTTTTTGCTGGTATTCCTCGCCAAACTCTTGCTTTATACCTTTTTTACATAGGGTTTTAAATTGCTTTAATTCCTGTCTGCTGAAGTATAATATTGTAGTGGTTATTTCTACATCTTCTATTGGCGAATTATCTACGCCCCAGTTGTCGTCAAATAGTTTCATAGCGTACCGCTTAAACAATAGTTATCAATATCTGCGCCATCAATAAAAAATTTTTCGTACAAGTCAATGGCCTTTTGTACTTTTTCCTCACCAGCATAATAAAATTCCTCGCTACAATCCCAAATACCAATATCTAAACTACCTTTGTCAAGTACAAGGAATTTAAAATCTTGGTAACTTTTGCCAAACAAATTACAATACAAATAGCATTGAATATCATAGCCGTACTTTTTGGCAGCGTAGTGGAACCCTTTTATATCACTGGTGGTTTTAAGGTCTACTATTCTGTCGCTTGCAAGTACATCGGCCTTTCCGCGAAAAGGTTTGCCCAGCACCTCGCCAATGGCTGGAACTTCAAAATTACAGTTGGTTATTAACTGCAAGGCGTGTTCATTGCGGTAAAACGCATCTGCAAGCCGCTCAGCGTCGCTTTTTTCTTTAGCGGTGAATACCCTACCGAGTTCGGTTTTAGCTTCCTTAAACTTCTTTGTATTTTTGCTTTGCACATCAACAAAGGTTTGCGCCGCAAATACATCGGGCTCAAGTATTGCGGTATGGAATAACCAGCCATCACGTAGGGCTTGACTTTCTGCGTTGCCGTACTCCTTTACAAATTTATACGTTTTAGGGCTGGCCAGTAAAGTTTTTAAACTGCTGCTGCTTAATGCCAGTTTATCAAGCTCGCCGTAGTAAAATTCATCGTTTTGCATTTTTTTAAGTAATGCTGCGGTATCGTATATTTTGCCGTCTAATAGTTTAATTGTTGCCATATTATATTTTTTCAAGTATTATGTATTCTAAATCGTGTAATTGGTCTGGGCTTAATAAATTATAAATATCGTAGCCACCTACTTCAACACTTTCTATTTCTACCTCATCAGGCGAGCCAGGATAAGCAAAGGTTTGTTCCTCGCCTTTATAAAACTCGTATGCCACCTCCATAGGTATTTCGCAATAATTTATTTTCATAATTCGTATTGTTTTAGTTTGTTTTCAAGTTCTGTTATTTGTTCTTTTAAATCGTTTATGGTTTTGTTTTTTTGCTCACGTGTTAAGTGATACCGCTTTGTTACTATATCTATTTCAGTTTGTAGGGTGTTTGTAAACATACCTATTTCTGTAAGTGCTTTAATGCAGTTACGTAAATCTTTGTTAAGCGGTTTGGCTTCATTCCATTCGTTTATTTTGTCGGCCAGCCAAGTGAACCATAAATTATACGTTTGTCGTTGTAGTAAATCCATTAGCTTGCGTTACCTAAAATAAAGCCAATTAAAAACGTTAAAGCTGCAAAAACAATTATAGCGGCATTAATAAAAAACTGCCTTGCTTGTTGCTGCTGTTCTTTTTGCTTTTGTAGTTCAGCTTTGGTAAAAACCTCAATTCTGTTTTTACGTGTTTGGATATGTAATCCTGTTTTTGTCTTTTTCATATTACATCATATTATAAATTATACTTCTAACCATTTCTGCCCTTTTTAGTAAACCAGTTACGGTTTCCTTTGGCAAATTGTTGTACATTAAGTTTAGCTGTAAGCTGCGCTCAATGTCAGTTAATTCCTTTTTTAAGTCTGTTAATTGTGTTCTCATATTACCTGTTATAAATTGCTTTGCTGTGTTGTAGTATTTGTATTTTTTCTGCAAATGTACCTTGCAACTTTCCACAAACTGGAATACATTCTGTTGTTACAACTGTGCCAGCTTTAAGCTTTTTGTTTTTGTATACAAAATCTTCAGTTAGTGTTACTTGCGTGCGGCCACCATAACCCAACTCATCACGGTCTGGTGTTGGTGTTGGTATGCAGCCAAAATACTTACCTTGATAATAGATATCAATATGGTAACCTTTTATTTCAAATACTGGTTTAATTGCTTTCATAATTATATAGTTTTTGTAGCAATTAATTCATCAATATCTTTTTGAACCATAAAAGCTGCTTCAATATTATTAACTGAAAAAAATTGGTTTCTTACGTTAATTAAGTGTTCAATGTAATCTTCTTTTAAAATCATAATATTTGTTTTTGTTTTACAGTACGAATATACAACTTATTTACATATTTACAAAATATTTACAATTTTTTTTTTTAATTTTTTTTCTACCCCTTCGTAAATTCACGTAAATTAATTATTGAAGCTTTTTGTTCTGGTATTAAATAACAGGGCTTTTTTACCTTTTTTTTAGTCCATAGCGTAGTGTCTGGGCAATACATTTCAACTTCCTTTAGGTCTTTTAAAGTGTTAAGCCAAAACAAATAATTTCCCTTTGGATCATTAACAAAATATAGGGCTGTTTTGCCAGTTGCTATCAATTTGTCGTACTTGTATTTTTCAAGCATTTTATCTTCATAGTACGTTTTGCGGAACTTCATTTCAATAACCACATCAACACCCTTTGGGCTTTTACCTATGGCGTCATAATGTTCGTAACCTTTGCCAGTCCATTCCAGCTGCCAGCCGTCTAAATTTAATAAGTGTATAACCGCTTGTTCCCATTTGTGTACATTTTTAATCATTTTCGTATTTTAGGTCAATATCAGCTATCCAGCGTTTTATTTGCTTTGGGTTGCAGCTGCAAGGCTCAATATATTTGTGATCCATATATTTTGCGTGAAGCTTGCAAATTAGCTTAAATTGTTGTTGAGTAACTTTGTTTGTTGCCTCTGCCTTGTATTGTTTCCATAATAATTTGTCTACTTGTTCCATAGGTCTAAATCTATATCGTTCCAGTCATCACGTCGTTGGTCGCAACCGCAATCCTTTCCAATTGCTTTGCTTACCTTTTTAACCAGCCAATGTATGCCAGTATAATAAGTAAAATAATAAACTAAATCACCAAGTTTCATAACTGTTCTTTTATATGTTTTTTTGCGTTTGTATATGTATTGTATAAGCTGTAATAACTTATATTTGTTTCCCTGCTTAATGCGGCCACACTTTTACCGCTGGCGCATATTTCAAAAACTTTGCGGTCGTACCAAAACATATCATCTAAAATAGTATCTATTTGTTTTTTACGCTGCGCATATTCCAGCTCGTCAATACCAAGTTCTTCGGCTTGTCGTAGTTCGTTAATTTCCTCTATATATGTTTTTAGCTTACGTGCCTCTTTTTTGTATATGTTTAAATAAATACCCCTTAACACTTTATAACAATAGTAATGATTTACGTCATCGCCGTACCAAAGGTCTAAACCTTTTTGCGTGTCTTGTATCAGCTGAATGTACATTTCTTGTACAATATCTTCGCTGGTTGCTGGGTTGCAGCCAAAACTCTTAACAATACGTATCCAGTCTTGGTGTTTAAGGTATGCTATTTCAACTATATTTTTCACAATTTTCTTGGTACAAAGTATTCTAATGGGTCATATATTTCGCCTACAACAAAAGGCAAACCAAACTCGTTAATACTAAAGCTAAACGTTTCAAAGGCATAACCCCTTGACCGCTTACAGCTTACAGTAATCCATTCTTTATTTACTGTATTGGCTTCCAATTGTATTTGTGTTTCTGTCTTTTTTTCTAAAAAGCTACCGAGGTGGCCTGTTGGTTTGTCGCTGCCGTAATTACTATGTATAACAGTAACTATATGGCAGTTAAACTTTGCGCTCCATTCCATTATTTTTTGTACGCACAAATTACTTTCCTCAAGGTTGTTTACATCACTTACAAGGTCGGCAATTCCATCAATGATTATAAGGCCGTTTTTATCGCCGTTTTCTTTTAATATGTATTCAATAAATTCTATGCGCTGTTTGTAGTTTATTGTTCTTAATGCGTAAGTTTGGTAACACCCTACATCTTTAACGTTTGCCATATCCAGCACACGTTTAAAAACCCTTTGGCTGTGCCAATGGCCTTGTTCTGTATCAAAGTGAATAAGACACTTATTATCTCGATGCCCTAAAATCTTACCGCCAAAGTTATTGCCGCCACTTAAATAAACGCTTGCAAGTAAACTAACAAAGAACGTCTTTTTGGTTTTTGGTGGGGCTTGAACGAAGCTGAAGTTTCCGTACGTGCCAATAGGAATAGGGAATGTTTTTTCACCCTGTTTGCTTTGTATTGTTTTTTGACCTAAACTCAGCGCAGTTGGTGGGTACTCCATAACTTCAGTAGTGTCTACGGTACACTCCTCTTTTATAAGTTCCATTAACATTTGCTGGGTTGTTTGTTCTTCTGTCATATATTGGTTTTTGTTTTCAGTAAAGTTAATAAAAAAAGGGGGCTGTTAAACCCCCTGTAAATAAAATTAAAATGGTAGGCCGTCTGCCTCTGCTTCAACAGGGTGTTCTTGTACGCCCTCCTGAACTTCTTTTTCAGCGTTTACTATTGTACCGTTATTCCAAACAACTTTGCCGTTCCCAAGATACAGCTTTTGTTTTTTGGCCTCACGTTCTTCTTGCGTTTGGCTTACAAATACGCCAGTATTATTGCCGTAGCGTGTGTCATCGTTTACCGACATAGTTAGGTTTACATAAACCGCACCGTCTTTGCCAGCTACGAATTTTTCTTTTGGTAGTTTGTCTACTCTTAAACTAAAATTAATTAATGCACTCATATTTATTTATTAAAGGGTTTTAAATTCTGTTTTAGGTTTTTTAAAGCTGTCGCTTTCATCTTCGCCAAATACACCAAGTTCGTAAAAACCTGTAAGCTTTAATACAGCTCGGCTCATTGCACGTTTTTCGGCCATTTCAGCCACATACCAGCTGTTCGTATTCCCGTCTTTATACGTGTCGCCTTTTAATGCGCTGCCAAAGGTTTCTATACGTTTGCCGTCTTTTTCTGCAAGTGCTTTAAATACTGCAAAATTTGGCTCACATTTAATCACTTCGTAATTAACTGCCATTTGTTCAAGGGCTTGTATTTTATCAATGCCCTGTCTTGTAATGATAGTATAATGCTGGTGTTTGAAAAAGTCTTCTTTTGTTAGGTTGTACTTTTTGTACAAATCTGTAAGTTTCTGTTTATTCATTATTTGTGTTGTTTAAATATTCTACTTCTAATATTGCCTCCAAGTATTGTACTCGGTTTTCTAACGCTTCTATTCTTGCGTTTAAATAGTCTATTGTCGTTGGGGTTGCTGCTCGTTTAACGTCCTCGTAATGTGTCATAACTATTCTGTAAAGTAATCAAAAGGGCTTTGCATCCAACCGCAAAAAGACCTTAAATCCATTATTGTACCAAACTTTAATTCTGTTACAAATTCTGTTGATTCTAATTCTTCACAAATTTTAGCCACCATATTTGGATATTCTAAATTTGCTTTACTTAATTTGTCCTGATAAATAGGGTGTAATCGTTCTAATAAAGTCATTTGTTTTATGTTTTAAAATTAATAATACACAAAGTTAAAACAAAAAAATTAATATATACAAATTATTTACATAATATTTTTAAACAAAAAAAACCGCCCTAAAAAAAAGACGGTCATTTTCAGCTGGTTAGCTTATGAAAACAAAAACAAAGACTTATTAAGGTCTGTACAAAAATAACTAATTATTTAAACTATCAATCTTTTCTTTGTAGGTATTTATTAACATTTCTAAATCTATTAAATCAAGCTTTGTGGTTTCCCTTGTTTTTTGGTGCAACTGTTCTGCCGTACCGCTGCCATACTTACTGTCAATATTTACGCTGAATTTATACTGCTCACCGTATTTATAGACGTTACAACCAACACATTGAACCTGACAATTAGTTTCGTCCCAACGTGTAGCCAAGTGTTTACGGCTCATAAAGTGGCCGCACTGCATTCCTTTACCTTTCCAATATTCTTTTTTTCCGCAAGTAAAACAAGTAACATTTCCGTTTTTATCAGCATCACGCAAGCGTATGTATATGCTAAACACTTCGTCAAGTTTTGCAATTAATCTTTGTCTTTTTGTTTTTTTCGCCATTTGAATAAACCCCAGTTATCTTATATTTATATAACTGTTTTTTTATGTTTTAATTTATAACTATTTTTAATTATAAATAATGCAAAGTTATATATTTTATTTTAAATAAAAAAAAATTATTTTTTCCAGTGCTTTGTTATCTTTTCTGCGCTACGCATACCAAAGTATCCGCCATAAACCAATAATAAAAGTGAAGAAAGTAGGTCTATCCAGTTGCTGTCTATTTTAAAGCCCTCTAAGGAGCTATCTAATATAATGTAAATAAATAGGGTTGCAGTTAAAAAAGCAAGCGTTAAAGGTCTAATATTGCGTGTTAAATAGCTATCTGTTTCATTGTCGCTTACCCAACGCTTTGTAGTTTCTTGCATTTCTAACATATCGTATTTAAGTTCTTCTAGTAGAAGTTCCTTATCCGCTTCTGATAGTTGGGTGCTACCCTCTATTTGTTTGCTTAATTCCTTTAGGCTTTCAATTCCTGTTATGCTACCTGCTGCATCTAATATGCTTGGTGCTATGTTTTTACCTTGTTTTACTAACCAACGTAAAGCATCGCCTACCCTTGTAGTTCCGTTTCGTTCTTTATAACTTTTTTTAGGCATAATTTATTTATTTGAATAGTCCCATCTTGCACGAGTTTTGCGTATATCGTAATGCACAAACGTATCATAAAGACCTAAACCACCTTGTAGCATTACACCAAAATCTATTAAATCTTCTATAATAGCAAACACCTCAATAGGTTTTAAACTCTGTATAGTGATATCTGCAGCTTTACCTAATAAGTGTTGGCTTCGTGAACTTCCGTTACATTTAGCATTATGTTCAGGACATCTATATGCACTATTTATTTTTATAGGTCTACCTAAATAATCTCTAAGCGTTTGTAATTGCCCTGCTAATTTTATTACGTTTTCGTAAACCTCTAAAGGCATTTCACACCCACACTTACACTCAAATTCACGTCTTTTAAAGTTCTTTGTCATTCTTTTTTTTGTGCGTTTCGTGTATCTTTTGAATAGTGTACACAATAGAAGCCACTAAAAGTATAATCTTTAAACTATTCTCTACTGCAGTAAAAGAAATTCCTAAGCTAATAGCATTAAAAAAAAGCTAATCTCAAATCTTGTACACTCATAACATTAACCCTTTTAAAAAGTTATTCCATTTAGCAATTAACCAAAATTGTAACTGCTCTATTTTA